GACCTATTCAGTCAACTACTTCATCAAGGTGAACTGATGAATAAATCCCCATGGCTAGCCAAGGCAATCTTGGCAACCGTCATGGGGGTTATCACTATGTCTATTGTCCACTACGGTACCTGTCAGTTCTGGGCGAATCCCAAGCAGTGGGCTCTGTATGAGCGTACTAACGGGAGACTCCCAGACTCTGAACACATGGCATGTAAGGAAGTTGGATCTAAGACGATAGCCTCCATAACATCAATGCTTGCCACATTGTTAGCCCTTCATTCTGAACCCCCATCATGACATTCCTAAAGGTACCTTACTACGACCAACTCAACATGGATGATGGTCAGGGATGGAGGGATTGTTTCTCTGCTACCTCTGCCATGCTTGCTGCCTACTACGGCAAGGTCCATGGAGAGAACGAATATAACCACCTCCGTCAAAGGTACGGAGATTCAACCAACAGCATTGCTCAACTTGGAGCACTCCGTCACTTAGGTCTTAAGGCTCACTACGCAACTGATGGAACTAAACAAAAACTCATGGGTCTACTTGATCAAGGAAGACCTGTTGGCATCGGCATACTTCATCACGGGCCTTACAATAATCCTTCTGGTGGTGGGCACTGGATTCTCGCTGTTGGCTATACAGACACTCACCTCGTTACTAACGACCCCTACGGAGAACTAGATGTCACCAATGGTGGCTATGTCTCCAACCACAACGGATCCTCTCAACATTATTCCTGGGCACATCTCCTTCCTCGTTGGATGGTAGATGGTACCGGGGGATGGTATCTCTATGTCGAATAAAAAGAAAGCGACAGAAGATCAGTTCAACGAATTACATAACCTCGTTACGTCTGAGTTTCTGAAGCGCATTAAAGCTGGTGAAGCCTCTACGGCTGACCTGAAGGCTGCCTGTGACTGGCTCTCCAAGAACGACATCTCTGGTGTCGCCTATGACGGAAACCCGTTGGACAAGCTTGCCAACATCATGCCAAAGGTCGATCCAGAGCTAGTACAACGGAGACTCTATGGCCCCAAGACGTACAGCTAAACCTGGTAAGACAGCACAGTTCTACAGGGACAACCCTGAGTCTTACCGAAAGAAACTGAAGCGAGCCAAGGCGTACAACGCCAAACCTGAAAACAGAAAGTACCGCTCTGAGCTAGCCATAGCCCGCAAAGATCGTGGGATCTATGGGAAAGGAGGGGGAGATCTCTCTCACACCAAAGATGGCCGCCTTGTCCGTGAGTCACCGAAGAAGAATCGGGCAAGAAACGGTCACGGAAAGAATGGCCGTCTGAAATGACTCCACTGCTACCAACGCCTGAACATTATCTCCACAACCTAATAACGATGACCAGTCCTGAAGCGAAACGGCTCTGGAGAAGGGCCATCAAAGAACACTTCGACTGCAAATGTGTCTACTGTGGAAATCACTATGAACTACATGAACTTACTCTTGATCACGTTCGCCCTCGCTGTCTTGGGGGACCAACGCTTACGCACAATCTTGTTCCCTCATGCAGATCTTGTAACCAGGCTAAAGGTAGTAGAAATTGGCTCTCCTGGATGAGAGAGACCTTCGGAATAACACCTAGAGAACAACTTATTCAATCCCATATCTATGGCTAACGTTCTAGACATGCTCGGTCGAGCTGCTCTCCGTATTGGAGGCATGTCTCCCCAACAAATTAGGCAGCAGACTCGGGCTAACAAAAAGCCTAAGCCTATGCCAACTCCTCGGGCCTCTAAGCCTGCACCTACTCCCCCCAGACCACCAGCTCCTGGTTCTACCCGTCCTGTGGGTCAGACCAGCCTATTTAATGCAAAGGGTCAGCCCCGTGACTTTAGAAATCCCAACGTCTCTGCTAACCGTCCTCCAACAATCGACAAAGCAGTACAAGGTCCTAAGTCCGCTCTGAAGCCTGGTCCTGTACGTCCACCTGCACCTGGACAGATGAGCCTGTTTGGTACCAACCCTGGTGCTAAGCCAGCTGGTAACTTCCGTGCTCCCAGTGTCCCTGGACCTGGTGCTGCAACCCTTCGTGGTACCTACGGAGCTGATGCTCTGAACTGGCTGAAGAACAACAGTGCTGCAGCTAGGCAAGCAGCTGCTGTAAGCCGTGCGCAACTCCAATCTGGTCTAAGCAAGGTTGGCCTGGTGGGCACTGCTCTGGCCGCCGCTGATCAAGCCCGTAAGGTCTTCAACCCTAAGGACAACATCCTGACTTCGTTGAATGACCTCAGGCTGTCTGCTACTAACGGTGGTCAGGTTGTCCCTGGTCACAGCCGCTACCAAGCCCCTAGTCAGTCTGGTCCTGTGGGTCCTCAACAGACCCCTGAGATGGTTGCTAACTACCGCCAAGAGCGTGATGCACGACATGCAGCACTAAGGGCTGATTTGAATGCTCAGCCTTCTCTTCGACCCCCAGCAAGTCCTGCACCTGCTGGTGGGTCTGTCTATGCACCCCGTGCTGGTCAACCCCAACGACCTAACACTCCCATGTCTTCAGCCAAGCTGGCTCCTGCTGCTCCCTCTAACCCATATGCAGGCATCGGTGATGTCCGTGGTAATGAGATGGGTGCTGCTCCCTCTGGTGAGTTTGGTGTAGACAAGCAGAACCTGGCACAACCCCGTACACCTACTGACACTGACTACGAACGTAGGCGTGCATTCCTGGATGCTGATAACTCCCTGGATGGGATGAAAGCAGTCCGTGATTTGTTGAAGCGTCGGAAGCTCAGCATTAGCTTCTCTGACTAACACTCTCTGAGAGGCCCCTAGAAGGACCTAGAAGGCCTCTCTTTCCTTATTTAGACCTATCCATATGGCAAGGCAACAACAAGCCCCTCAGGGGCGAAATTCTGCTGCATTGATGATTGCAGGAGGTTACCTATCTCCTGATGAGAAACAGATCCTTCGGGATTATGAAAAAACACTACTTATGCAGAACACTAAATCAGCTCAAAAAGAACTTGAGCGGATGAATAAAATGTATCGCCAATACGGGATGCACTTTGGTGGTACTCAACTCCCTGGCGTCTGATCTCTATGGATACCCTCACTGCCTTGAGGGAAGACTTCAAGCTGTTCCTGCAAGCCCTGTGGGATCAGCTTGATTTACCTTCTCCCACCCGTGCCCAATACGCTATCGCTGACTACCTACAACACGGACCTAAACGACTCCAGATCCAAGCCTTCCGAGGAGTCGGTAAAAGTTGGATCACTGGAGCCTTTGTGTTGTGGACCCTGTTCAATGATGCAGAGAAGAAGATCATGATTATCTCAGCCTCTAAGGAGAGAGCTGACAACATGAGTATCTTCCTCCAGAAGCTGATTATTGAGACACCCTGGCTCAGTCACATGAGACCAAAGGATGACAGTGCTCGGTGGTCTCGGATTAGCTTTGATATTAACTGCTCTCCTCACCAAGCACCTTCTGTAAAGAGTGTGGGTATCACTGGTCAGCTAACTGGTAGCCGTGCAGACCTGATGATTCTGGATGACATTGAGGTGCCTGGTAACTCGATGACAGAACTGATGAGGGAGAAGCTCCTTCAGTTGTGTACTGAAGCTGAGTCCATCCTGACACCAAAGAAGGACAGTCGGATTATGTACCTTGGTACTCCTCAGACAACCTTCACCATTTATCGGAAGCTTGCAGAGCGTAACTACAGACCCTTTGTGTGGCCTGCTAGGTACCCACGGGAGTTGTCTAACTATGAGGGTCTACTTGCCCCTCAGCTCCAGGAAGACATCGACATGGGTGCTGAGAAGTGGGAGGTAACAGACCCTGATCGCTTTGCTAATGACGACCTGTTGGAGCGGGAAGCTGCAATGGGACGTAGCAACTTCATGTTGCAGTTCATGCTAGATACGAGTCTTAGTGATGCTGAGAAATTCCCACTTAAGATGTCTGACCTTATTGTCAGCTCTGTTAATCCCACTGACGCTCCAGACTCCATTATCTGGTGCTCAGACCCCAGGAACGTCATCAAAGACCTACCAACTGTTGGACTACCTGGAGATTATTTCTACTCTCCAATGCAACTCCAAGGAGAATGGGGGCCTTACACCGAGACAATCTGCAGCGTTGACCCGTCGGGTCGTGGCACAGATGAGACAGCAGCAGCTTTTATCAGTCAACGAAACGGTTTCCTGTACCTGCACGAAATGCGTGCTTACAGAGACGGATACTCAGACAACACGCTCCTGGACATTCTGAAGGGATGTAAGAAGTTCAACGTAACCAAGCTGGTTATTGAGACCAACTTTGGTGACGGTATTGTCGGTGAGCTGTTTAAGAAGCACCTACAACAGACCAAGCAAGCCATTGATGTGGAGGAGGTACGTGCAAACGTCAGGAAGGAAGACCGTATTATCGATGCCCTGGAGCCTGTCCTTAACCAGCACAGACTGGTCATCGACAGATCAGTCGTTGAATGGGACTTCAACTCCAACAAAGACCAACCTCCTGAGGAACGACTGCTCTACATGCTCTTCTACCAGATGAGTCGGATGTGTCGGGAGAAGGGGGCTGTTAAACATGACGACAGATTGGACTGCTTAGCCCAAGGTGTTAAGTACTTCACAGATGCCATGAGCATCAGTGCCTATGAGACCGTCAAACTCCGTAAGCAAGAGGAGTGGCAGGACATGATGGAAGCTTGGCTTGATGACCCTGAGAGTGCTTGCAATCACATGGTTCTGGGCATGGATCTAGACCAAAGACGTAAAGCTAGAGGTCTAAACGGTAAGAAACCAGTGCCCACCTGGGTTTAGGCAGATCCGACACTAAGACAGCCGGGGGAAGGGAAGGGTGGACCCCAACCCGGCTCAAGTGGGGAAGACAATCGAAGTAGCTTCGCTACATACGACAATCTTCCCCCTTTACTAATGAACGGTGAGGGAACAAAGACCAACACTCCTCCCTCTAAGGTTCATTCTGTAAGTACTGTCTAATCCCACCTCTCACTCACCAGTTAAGGACTTCAATCCGGATGATACAGATTCAATAGAATCCTGATCATCATGATTGATACTGTCTGGTAATAACAACAGCTGTGATTAGAATGAGTAGAACTTATCGTAAAGAACCTACCCATGTATTCAGAGCACCTAAGACTCACTCTGAATTAAAACAACAGTACTTTGATGATGATGGTTACATTGTGTCTCAACATAAGAGATACATCCCATCTAGCTATGATGACATCCGTCCTAGTGCCTATAATCAATTAGACCACCACTCATGATCTACCCATCACCTAATAACTCTCAATACTTTCAACTGAACTACCATCGTGTTAGGGAAGGTCCTAACTGGTTCATGATGTACTATAAGAATATAGCTACTCCGTGTCTTACTGTGAAGGATGTTAAGAGTCGGCTTGGAAGTGCTAAGTTCCTAGAGAGCAGTAAGAACCTGTATAAGTGGATGGAGGAGATGATCGAGAAGTATGATAGTGTCGTAGAGGAAGCTGGTAGAGCTGATACGTCCTTTGCTAGTGAGGCAATGAAGGAGGTAGAGGATCCTACTGCTAACACCAGAATGGTGGTCTAAAAAAATGACATAATTTTGTCTGGGCATATATCGTGTGACCAGGGACGCAATTCCCCCCATGGAGGGGGTCTACTTCTGCCCGCTGTTGTATATTTTCCACGCGCTAGACTCATCATCTAGTCGTACACACAGCGTTGTTGCAGTTGTTGATACGAATGCTTATTGATAATGATTCTCATTAACATCTAGTATTATTCA